GTTTGGTTATTGAGATGGAGGAGGATGGTGGGGTTGTAGTGGATTTCGATCCACGGCCCACGGCCCAAGGTTCAGGGGAATTTTACGATAATTTAGCGGAAGAGATTTCTGATGCTGATTTAGGCAATGTTGCGTCCACGGTTCTTGAGGAATATGAATCCAACAAGAACGGGCGCAAGGACTGGGAAGACACCTACGTGAACGGTCTTGAGCTTCTTGGTTTCAAGTATCAGGACCGCACGGAGCCTTTCCGTGGTGCGACGGGTGTAACGCATCCTTTATTGGCAGAAGCTGTCACACAATTTCAGGCGCAGGCTTTCGGGGAACTTTTTCCTTCTGGAGGTCCTGTCCGCACAGAAATCATTGGGAAAATAACGCCTGATGTTGAGCAGCAGGCAGAGCGCGTTCGTCATTACATGAACTATCAGATTACGTGTGTAATGAAGGAATACACGCCTGAATTCGACCAGATGCTGTTTTATCTTCCGCTGTCGGGCTCTACTTTTAAGAAGGTCTATTACGATGAGTTTTTGGGTAGGGCTGTCAGCAAGTTCGTACCTGCTGAACAATTGGTTATCCCATACACGGCGACGGATCTGGAGACGGCTGAAAACGTTACGCACGTTATTCAGATAAGTGAAAACGATTTACGCAAGAAACAGGTTGCAGGCTTTTATAGGGACGTTGAAGTCACACCGTCGCAGACGGATCCTTCTCAAATCAAAGAGGAGATGGACGATATTTCCGGGGTGGAACCCTCTTATCTCGATACCGAGGTAACTTTATTGGAATGCCATATTCACTTGGATATTCCGGGTTATGAGGATGTCGGGGACGACGGTGAGAATACCAGAATCAAGCTTCCTTATATTGTAACGGTATCCGAGAATAATGGAAAAGTTCTCAGTATCCGCCGCAATTGGCATGAAGAAGATCCCAACAGGAACAAGATTCAATATTTTGTTCATTTCAAGTTTTTACCCGGTTTTGGATTTTACGGTCTTGGCCTGATCCACATGATTGGAGGGCTAAGTCGAACGGCGACGGCGGCGTTACGTCAACTCATTGACGCCGGGACTCTGTCCAACCTCCCCGCAGGGTTCAAGGCACGCGGACTGCGGATCCGTAATGATGATGAGCCGCTGTCGCCGGGAGAATTTCGTGATGTTGACGCGCCGGGGGGCGCGATTCGCGATTCATTGATGCTGCTTCCTTATAAAGGTGCTGATCCAACCTTGTTTCAATTGATGGGTTTTTGCGTGGAAGCCGGTCAACGGTTTGCGGCAGTTTCCAATCTACAGGTTGGAGATGGCAATCAGCAGGCTCCGGTTGGTACGACGATTGCCATGTTGGAGCAGGGAGCCAAGGTAATGTCCGCTATTCATAAGCGGTTGTACCATGGCCTTAAAGAAGAGTTCTTTTTACTGGCTCACGTCTTCGGGGAATTTTTACCGGAGGAGTATCCTTACAACGTCGTAGGTGCGGAAAGAACCATAAAGGCGGAAGATTTCGATGACAGGGTCGATATTATTCCAGTAGCTGACCCCAACATCTTCTCAATGGCGCAACGCGTTACATTGGCACAAACGGAACTGCAACTGGCGCAATCGGCTCCTGATCTTCATAACATGTATGAAGCGTATAGGCGCATGTATAAAGCCCTTGGTGTACGGGACGTTGACACCATTCTGAAGCCTATGGAACAAGGGGATGCGGTACCAAAAGATCCCGCAGCAGAAAACGCCGATTCATTGGAAAATATCCCGTTGGAGGCCTTTGAAGGGCAAAACCACGACGCACATATTATGGCGCATCTTGTATTTGGTTCATCGGGTATGGTAGGCCAGTTGCCTCAAACAGTTATGGCGCTGCAAAAGCATGTAATGGATCACATTGCATTGAAATCGAGAGAGCAGGTAATGGCTCAGATGGGTCCACAGATGCAGCAAATGCAGGGGCAGCAAATGCCCCCAGAGCAGTTTATGCAAATTGAGGCCATGGTTGCGGATTTAATTTCTCAAGGAATGCAGGAAGTTAAGCAAGTCAGTGCTCAATTAATGGGACAGGGACAAGAAGACCCCTTAATTGCGCTGAAAGCACAGGATCTGGAAATCAAGGCTCGCAAAGATCAGCAAGATACAAATATTGATTTGCAGAAGCTTGAACTAGATAAGCAGAAAAGTGCTAACACAGTAACTTTGGGCAATAAACGCATTCAATCCAACGAGGGAATCGTGGATGCTCGCATAGATGCTGCTAGAGAACGTGAGATTATGAAACTAAGGTCGAAGTAGGAGATTATTATGGGTTTGGATAAAAAAGGCTCTCCTGTGGGTCCAATTACTAAGGGCATGATTATTAAGGATCAAGGAAAGGTTCCTTACCATGGGCCTAAAGTTGTTTCTACGCCACAGGTTGCTAATGGCACATCTAAAAAGGGAACTATTTCAAAGGGTGGTATGGGTGCCATGCTTCGGGGTGGAACTTTTACTTATTAGTCAGGAGATGAAACATGCCTAAATGGTTTATGGGACGTATTAAAGAGCCCTCGACTTATGCTGCGATAGCCATTGCGGTAAGCGGTGCAGGTATTTTGATTGATCAACCATATGTGATTGTAGGCAGTATAGTTGTTGCGGTTCTTGCCTTTATCCTAAAGGAAAAGGGCGTTTATTAGGGGGGCATGTAGTGACTTACCATGGAATCTCTGATTCGCGACTATTGGCATCAAATCATTGCGCTTGTTGGCATTGTTGTCGTAGCCGTTAAATTGTGGGCTTCGGTCAAGGAACTGCGTAAGGATGTTGATGATATTACCAAACGAGATACTTACGTAGAGACGACGAAACTAAGGGCTGAGACAGATATGCATGAAAAACAGATCTCAGCTTTGTGGATGTATTGCAATAAATTAAGAGATCTATTCAGCAAAGAAAAGAGTTAGTTGATGCTTGCGGCTTTGATTCCAAGTTTACTTCCACTAGTAGGCGATATTTTAGATAGGTTTTTCCCGGATAAGGAGAAGGCTGAACAGGCCAAACGGGAAATTGAGTCTCAGCTTACTCAACATTTAGCCAACATTGATCTTGCTCAGTTAGAGGTAAACAAAGAAGAAGCCAAAAGTAGAAATGTTTTTATTGCTGGGTGGAGACCCTTTATCGGTTGGACGTGTGGAATCGCACTATGTTGGACGTATATCTTACAGCCCATAGCGCAGTTTGTCCTGGCGCAAACAGGTCATCTAATTGATCTTCCAGGTCTTGATATGAGCACCATGATGCCGGTTCTTCTTGGAATGCTAGGATTAGGCGGCTTACGTACCTGGGAAAAGCATAAAGGCCTTACTAAATAATGGAGGAAGTTTATTTAGCGCAGCACCTTTTGAAGGTTATAAAAGAGCGCCGAGACCGAATTACACATATGTTGGAATCCGGATCTCCTAGTAATATGGAAGAGTATTCCCGATTGGTGGGTTCTTTGGAGTCTTTGGATTATGTGGGCGCGGAATTAAGGCAAATCCTTGACAAACAGGAGTAATAGGATATGGATCTTCGTAAATGACCAAACAAGACAAAACCGCAAAAGTAATCTCCTTGGACAAAGCTTACACAAAGCCTGAAGAAAAGGTTTTGGATCCAACTAAACTTGATCAAAGCTCCATGGAGCGTTTACCGATGCCCTCGGGCTGGAGAATTCTTATCCTTCCTTATAGAGGGAAGGGTAAAACACAAGGCGGCGTCTTGCTTCCAGATCAGGTTCTTGACCGTGAAGCGGTAGCCACTGTATGCGGCTATGTATTAAAGGTGGGTTCTCTTGCTTATAAGGATAAGGAAAAGTTCCCCGAAGGCCCATGGTGCGCGGAGAAGGATTGGGTAATATTTGGCCGTTATGCGGGAGCGAGATTTAAGATTGACGGGGGAGAAGTTCGTATTTTAAATGATGATGAAATCATTGCCGTTATACAGGATCCGGAAGATATCCTGCACATGTAACATGGAGACTGTACCATGCCAGATAATAACGAACAATTAATTGACCTTCCTTCAGAGGGAAGCTCTGTAGATGTAGAGGTAGCTGCTTCTGTGGCTCAACAAGCCGGAGAAGAAGGTGAGCACGAGGAATACAGCCAAAAAGTCCAAAAACGCATCGACAAGATGACGCGCAAATTGCGCGAGGCTGAAAGACAGCAACAAGCCGCCATACAATTTGCACAGGGTATGCAGAAAGAGAACGTCTCTCTGAAAGGCCGGGTGCAAGACTTGGATGCGGGCTATGTAAATGAATATGGTGACCGCATAGCTTCTCAATCTGCCGCGCTTGAGAAAGATTTGGAGGTGGCTATCGCCACCAACAATACCTCTGAGCAAGTTGATTTAAATAAAAAAATGGCTCAATTAGTCATTGAAGAGGAACGGGTTAAGGCGGCAAAACTTGAACAAGCGGCTTTTGTTAAGCGGGCGCAAGCGCAAGCGCAAATGCAGCAGCCCCAGCCCCAGCCCCAGCCCCCGCCACAAGGCAATGTTCCGGTAAGGGCGGATCCAAAAGCAGAGGAGTGGGCAAGTAAAAACGAGTGGTTTGGCGAAGATGACGCTATGACTTTCGCCGCTTTTGGAATTCATAAGACATTAGTTGAAAATGAAGGCTTTGACACGAATAATCCAGACTATTATGATGAGATAGATAGAAGACTACGTGAGGCGTTTCCCCATAAGTTTAACGGCGCTGCCGGAGGGGAAGTCGTCACCGTAACAGAAGGTCGTCGCCCACAACAGGCCGTGGCCTCTGCCGTTCGCTCCAGTAGTGCTGGGCGCAAAACAGTAAGACTCTCACCTAGTGAGGTAGCTATTGCCAAAAAACTAGGTGTGCCACTTGACGAGTACGCGAAACATAAGGCTATGGCTTCGTGATGGAGAACGAGAATATGATTGACCAGAAAGAAAACATTGATCGCACTCCTCGCGCTTCCAAGACTCGCGCGGCAAAGCCGCGACGTGCTCCTTGGAAACCTCCGTCTTTATTAGACGCTCCTGACCCACCTGAAGGCTACGCTCATAGATGGATAAGGGCAGAAGTTAGGGGATTTGATGACCGGAAGAATATCTCAGCCAAAATTAGAGAAGGGTGGGAATTGGTTCGGAAAGAAGAATACCCCGATTTTGAAGCCCCAACCATTGATTCTGGTAAATATGAGGGTGTCTTTGGTGTCGGAGGACTTTTACTGGCACGTATCCCAGTAGAGATCGTAGCGGAACGGACTGAATATTTCAGGGACAGATCCTCTGAAGCTATGCAGGCTGTTGACAACGATCTTTTAAAAGAGACGCAGCATCATTCGATGGCGATTCAGAAGCCTGAACGACAATCGCGTGTTACGTTTGGTGGCCCTAAGAAATCTTAGGACTACTGTTTTAATCTCACAATTGCTTTAAGGAGCAAATGGTATGGCTAATCTCAATGGATCGTGGGGTTTGAAACCTATCGCTAAGATGGGTCAAAACTCCAACTCCACTGGTGTTAGTGGCTATACAATGTATGAAATTGCCAATGGCAATACGAACGCCCTTTATCAAGGTCAACCTGTTATACCCCTAAGTACGGGATATATAGATTTAACAGGTAATGCCGCAGGAGGGACTGTTGGTTTGCTTGGCGCTTTCATGGGTTGTGAATATGTCTCTAGTACCACTGGAAAACCCACGTGGTCACAGTATTGGCCCGGTTCTGGGGCTGATAGCAATCATCCAGTAAAGGCTTGGGTCGCAGATGATCCAAATCAAATATTTGTAGTTGCTACTGATGCTACGTGGACAAGTAAAGCAACGGCTAGGGCCGGTGTATTTGCAAACGCAAACTTTGCCACAGCTACCAGTGGAAGTACTACTACTGGTATGTCGTCCGGTACCTTGGCTGTTTCTACAATTGCCACCACCAATTCCTTGAATATGAGGATATTGGGGTGGGTTGAAGATGCTGCCAACGAAGATTTCAGTGCTGCTGGGATTGGCGTTTTGGTACGGGTGAACAACCACTTCAACAGTCCTAACGGGTCTGCTGCTGGTGGTACTGCATCCACTGTTGGCATATAGGAGGGTTGAATAATGGCTATTAGTAGAGCACAACTCGTCAAAGAGTTGGAACCCGGCCTTAATGCTTTGTTTGGCCTGGAATATGACCGCTACGACAGAGAACACGAACAGATCTTTTCGATGGAAAGTTCAGATCGTGCCTTTGAAGAAGAGGTCATGCTGAGTGGCTTTGGCACAGCCCCGACCAAAGGTGAAGGCACTGCTGTCACTTATGATGACGCGCAGGAAGCTTACACTGCCCGGTATACGATGGAGACTATTGCGCTCGCGTTCTCCATTACTGAGGAAGCCGTTGAAGATAATCTCTATGATCGTCTGGCTTCTCGGTATACCAAGGCGTTGGCTCGGAGTATGAGTCAAACCAAACAGGTCAAAGCAGCGGCAGTTCTTAACAACGCCTTTGACAGCAGCTTCACTGGAGGTGACGGTTTGGAACTTTGTTCCACCGCGCATACTTTGGTAAGTGGCAACACTTTCCGTAATGAACTTTCAACGGCAGCAGATCTTAATGAGACAAGCCTTGAACAAGCTCTCATTGATATTGCAGGTTTTGTCGATGAAAGAGGACTGAAAGTGGCGGTTCGCGGTCTGAAAATGATTGTTCCAAAAGAACTTCAATTCACCGTAGATCGCTTGCTGGAATCCACTCATCGCGTTGGGACGGCGGATAACGACATTAACGCTGTAAGGAACATGGGAATGCTTCCTGAAGGCTCTGATGTTAACCACTTCCTTACGGATACAGATGCGTGGTTCATTATGACGGACGCTCCAAATGGACTTAAAGGTTTTAATCGCACCCCGATTAGAACTTCCATGGAAGGTGATTTCGATACCGGGAATGTGAGGTACAAGGCCCGCGAACGTTATGCGTTCGGCTGGTCGGATCCTCGTGGTATCTTCGGGTCTCCTGGCGCGTAACCAACGAAAAGGGGGGAGAGAAAAGTCTCTTCCCCCTTTATTTCTGGGATTTCATAGCCCTAGCGACTGGCCCAGCAGACGCTTACGAAGACTCTAGGGCAAAGACCTTTGTAAGGAGGTAGCCAAATGGCTAACACAACTTTCAGTGGAGCCGTTCGTTCAGAGAATGGTTTCAAGG